GGCACATGGGGCGACATCAACAAAGAGAAAGCAATTATAATTCATGCCCCAGCAGGGACAGGAACATGCAAACTAGTATGGGTTGACATCAAAGAAGGATGGAAAGGTGTACAGTTTGCAATGAAAGTAAGACAGTGGCGTGACCAGAAGGGTCTAGCCACTCCATTTGAGCAAGGAGAAGATAGTGCCTAGCACAGAAGCACCAATCAGTATCACAGTAAAGACACCAGCAGGTAGCCTGGTAACAGTCCGCGCAGAAAGCGGAGACGAACTAGACAATGTCATTGCATTATCAGTGCATGCCATTGCATCAGCAGCACAAGAACTGGAGTCAGCAGTACGCGGTACTCCAGCACCAGCAGCAACAGTTGCATCAGTTGCTCAAGCATTTGGTGGCAACATCATTGAAACAGGAGCACCAGTTCCTGCCCAAGATTATGTACATCAACCACCACAAGTAAGTATTGGTGGTCGTGCATGTCCACACGGAAAGATGACAGCGATTCAGGGCATGGGTAAGGATGGAAAACCTTACAAGGGTTGGTTCTGTCCAGCACCGAAGGGTGCATTTGATAAGTGTAAGAATCAATATGTCACAGTTCAATCACCAGAGTGGAACACATTTGTTCCAGAACAGATTAAGTGAAGACACTCAAACGCTCTATAAATAAAGCAGAGGTGGGTGGCGAACCATTGCCACCTGCCTTTGCTGCATTTGAAAGGGCTGGGATTATTCTGCGTCGAGCAGAAGTAACTGTAATCGCTGGCACTCCAGGTGCAGGCAAGTCATCAGTTGCATTGTCTATTGCTGCAAAGACCAAACATCCTACACTTTATTTTTCAGCAGATACCAATGCACATACAATGGCTATGCGTCTGATTGCCATGACTGGCAAGATGACACAGACAGCAGCAGAAAGTTTGCTAAAGAACAACCCAGATAAGTCACATGAAATACTGCAACTCAACAATCATTTGTTCTGGTCCTTTGAATCTAGCCCAACACTTAAAGACTTAGATGATGAAGTCTCAGCCTTCGAAACTGTATGGGGTAAGAGTCCTACCTTGATTGTGGTAGACAACCTAATGGATGTAGCAATGGATGGGTATGACGAGTTTGGTGCAATGCGTGCCGTTATGAAAGAACTCAAGTACCTAGCCAGAGATACCAATGCAGCAGTGTTGGTGCTACACCACACCAAGGAAGGCTTTGATGGCTATCCTTGCCAGCCGCGTAGCGCAGTGCAGGGCATGGTCAACCAGATACCAGCAATGGTATTGACAATCGGACAGATGAAACAGGGAGATGAAACATTTTTATGCGTAGCCCCAGTTAAAAACAGATACGGACGGGCTGACCAAACAGGCAGCAACTATGTTACTCTGTCATTTAATCCTGAGTCTATGTACTTAGAAGATGTAGCAGTTAGATACCAACAGGAAGAGGTAATGTAATGCCCAAGTATAGAGTGACATACTCACAATACAAAGTAAAAGTTATTCGTGCATCTTCATTAGCAATAGCAGAAGAGCGTGCAAAGAAAGCAGAAACAGGTAGATGGGAACTAACAGAGGTTAGGGACGAACCACAAGAATGAGTACAGCAGCCAAGCGTAAAGGCAGCAAAGCAGAAGCAGATGCTGTTAAGTGGTTGAAGGTCAATGGCTTTCCATATGCAGACCGCAGAATCGCAGGAGCACAACTAGACAAAGGTGATATCAGCGGTGTGAATGGAGTGACCATCGAGGTTAAAGACCACGTCCGCATGGACTTGAGCGCTTGGGTCAAAGAGTTAGAAGTAGAAATTAAGAACGACAACGCGTGGACTGGGACAGTTCTGCACAAACGGAAAGGTAAGTCAGATGTTGGCGAGTGGTATTGCACAATGCCAGCCAGCATTTGGCTTGCCCTAATCAGAAAGGCAATGGGTGAAACATAGTATCGCGGACTACTTAAGATATGTAGGCGCAGCCGTGCCTGCTGAGGGACACGGCTGGCGCAAAATTAAGTGTCCATTTCATGCAGATAGTCATGCATCAGCAGGTATTAACTTTGAAGAAAACAGATTCAAATGCCACGGATGTGGTGTTGGTGGAGATGTATACGATTTAATTATGCACAGAGAAGGAGGTAACTACAGTGAGGCTGTCAAGTTCGCACAGACAATTTCTCTTACAGGCGACGCACCAGTACGCAAGTCAGATTCATCTAGCAGCAGAGTATCTAGCAACACGCAATCTCTCGGTCGAAGAGGCGCAACGCTTTCATCTTGGAGTGGTAAAGGACGCTCTTCCAGGTCATGAGCAATACACAGGCAGACTAGCAATCCCCTACATAACACCATCAGGTGTAGTAGATATTAGATTCAGAGCCATAGGTAATGCAGACCCAAAGTATATGGGTATGCCTGGTGCTAAGACCAGCATGTTCAATGCACAAGTAGTTCTTACTGCATCAGATTATATCTGTGTGACAGAGGGAGAAATAGACTGCATCACCATGAGTGTAAAGACAAACCATCCAGCCATAGGTATTCCAGGAGCCAACAATTGGAAACCATTTTACTCTAAAATATTAGATGACTTTGATACAGTAATTGTCTTAGCAGATGGTGATTCAGCAGGTATGGATTTTGGCAAGAAGGTTAGCCGAGAGTTAGGTAATGTTAATATAGTTCAGATGCCAGAAGGGCATGATGTTAATAGCATAGTAATGCTAGAAGGAGCGGAGTTTATAAATGAGCGAGTCCGAAAATGTCTTTCTGAATGATGGCGAAGAAGTATGGGATTTTATTAGGGAACATCCTAGGTACATAGGAATACCAATCTCTAACAGTAAGGGATTAGATATCCTTAATGCACTAAGAGATGTATGGATGGCAAATAAAGTAGACCACAAAAAAGCAAACAGCATGCTAACTATGCTGGCAGCCGTGCTAGTATCATCAGAGGCAGGGCATGGAGATGAAATTGTAGAAGAAGTATTAGTACAAGAAGCAATGATGGACTTTGATGAACAGGCTAAGGAGATATTAAATGAAAGACCTGAATGATTTTGAAAATATCCTAAAAGAACTACGTATTATTATGGTGCGTAAGCATCAAGACTACGGCCCATTCAACATAGCCAATGCTCCAGGCGGTGCAATGAACGGGCTGCTTGTGCGTATGCACGACAAGATGGCACGATTAGAAAACCTTTACTACAAAAGTAGCGACACGCCCAACTATGAAAGTATTGAAGATACCTTTATTGACCTAGCAAACTATGCAATAATCGGACTATTGGTGCAAAGGCGACAATGGGAAGGCGTAACAGAGGGATAACGTGGACTACTTAGAAGAGTATGAGCAGATGGTGGTGGCTGTTGCTGCCGAATACCAGCGCAAATACCCTATGACTGACCAGCAAGACATACAGCAGGTACTGTGGATATGGTTTGTTAGTCATCCAGTTAAGTATAAAGAGTGGTCAGCCCTGCCAAGAAAAGACAAGGACAAACTCATAGCCAAGTCTCTACGCAATAAAGCAATTACTTATTGTGAGCGTGAGAAGGCACGGACGGTTGGCTATGAGTTGCTTGACCTTTACTACTATGACCCATCTGTTATCGAAGCCTTCCTGCCATCAATCATTGCGGAATCGTATGAGATTCCAACCAAGATTAAAGACCTAAACTTTAAGTTCAACAAGTCAGAGACAGCCAACGATGGTAACAACTGGCTAGTACTTAGGTCTGATATTGCAGCGGCATATTATAAACTACCAGAAGCAAAACAATTTATCCTCAAAGTCAGATTCACAGTAGACAATGTTGAGTGGAGCGAGACCGCTAAAGAATTAGATACAACTCCAGATGGTGCACGGATGAAAGTCCAAAGAACTATTGCATCTCTAATTAGAAACCTAGGCGGATGGAAACCACAGCCTGATGATGATTTGGTAGAGGCAGATGATGACGAACGAGGAGAATAATGTCGCTAAAGAAATCAGAGAGTTACTACATCCAACGGATTACACGCACGCTATGGACTTGCGAGGAGAATCTATTGGAGATGTTTGCGTATGTGGAGGGGATGTATTTCATGCGCTTGTTGCATTTGACAAAGGTGAGATATGCTTTTATTTCCTTGATGGAGAGTGCGCTAACTGTGGGTCAATGGTCACACTCCCTCACCCAGCGCACGAGGACTTTATCTAATGCCACTATTTGATTTTAAATGTACCTATTGCACAGAAGTAATAGAGATTAACGAGAACATTCCCCCAGCCTGCAGCACTTGTGGTGAGACTATGCAGCGAGTATGGTCAGCACCAGCAGTAAAGTTTAACGGCACAGGCTTCTACTCAACAGGAGGATAGATGGCACACAAAAAGTTTAATAGATTTTGGTTAATCTATGGAAAAGTCTCAGGATTTGCAATAGGATTTAATGTAGATAAATATTCTATTACTGTTGACTTGGGATTTTGGTACATAGGATTGGAATACTAATGGAGTATCCAGAATGGCAAGGTGAACCTAACTGCAGAAGTGTAGAGTCAGAGGAGTTCTTTGTACCAGATGGTAGTTCTACATATAGAGAAGTTAAGATGCTTAAGAAAATCTGTAGCAACTGTGAAGTTAAAAAGCAATGCCTAGACTACTCACTTAAGAACGCAGTCTTTGGATTCTGGGGTGGCACTACAGAGTATGAACGTAAGTTAATGAGGAACAAACTAAACATTACACCCAAGCCACTATACTTAGGATACCCATGAGCAAACTATCAGACTTCGACTTAGACCTAGCAAAAGGACATGAAGGAGAAGACTTAGTAGAACAACTACTAACAGGTGGCAAGACAGTAGAAGTAAAGACAGATTTAAAATGGAAAGATACTGGCAACCTATACATCGAGACAGTTTGCTGGTCGCACAACAACGAGAATTGGTATCTATCAGGGCTATCTAGTACTAAGGCAGAATACTGGGCCTTCGTATTAGAAGGGGCAACTCTGCTAGTACCAACGGAGGTACTGAAGCAGGTGGTAACGGTTCGGGGAAGAGCCATTACTTGCAACATACCTCCCAACCCTAGTAAGGGCTACCTTATTAAGGTTGAAGACATACTTTCTGCCTTGCAGAAATAGAAAAAACCCCCCGAACTGGTAGGGGAAACCAGAACGGGGGGTTTACTGTCTCTATGGGGCTGCTAGGCCCCTTAAATGGGTACTACTTTGAACCGCGACCAAACTCTGGGGCAGAGTTATCTAGCCACTTGAGTAATGGACCAGCAAAGCCAGCCACTGCTGCCATTGCTAAGGTCTTTAGGTCTGTCTCTCCTGCAAGGTAAAGTGCTACAGCAGCGGACGCTGCAGCACGGAACCAAGTAAGTGATAGTTGTTTGAATTGCTCCATCATTTCCTCCTAGGGGATTAGGATTTTGTACTGTGCAATTTGCAGCAAGTACAAACTTGTTTTGTATATGCCTTCTTAACAGGTACTGGTGTTACCTTTGAGATAACTTGGTTAATAATCTTAGGTTGATTCATCCACCAAAACCACGGAGAAGTATCGGCACAAAGAGCGGACTCAATAGAAATATGTAGATGCTTATTATGAGGATTAGACCCAGTGTACTGTCTGTTTCCTTGTTTAGCCTTTTCTTTAGACCATATCTTGCCTTGAAAGATAAGATACTTAACTCGCTTATCTTCTTTAAGTTTTTCAAAAATTTCAACACAATCAATTCCATTCTTTGGGTCATGCGTTAGGTCAACAGCAAGACCAGTGTTATGGTCGCTGACTGGACTCTGTTTGAGATGAGCGTTCGACGGCAGAAGTCCATCGGATGCTTTCATACGCAATGGCGCTATCGCTGTGGCTTGTCGAAGGACAGCAATAGCGGCAGGTGTGGCTTTCTTGACAACATTCTTCATTCATTATTCCCTCTTCGTAACATCATTTGATAGAGAATCTCTACCTTAGTTTCTAATCTAGTAATAGAATCCTTAACACTTGAACCACCATTAGGCTTAAGTTCATTGAGATAGTGCTTAACCATCCAGCGAACACCAGCAGCAAAGCCACCTACAATAGTCATTACTGCAACGGCAACCGTTGCATAGTCTTGTGCTTGCATTACACAGTCCTTATCGTGATATCAATGATGCCACCATAACCATTAAAGCCACGGTCTGGTGGTGTCAATCGGGTAAATGAGATTTGTTCAATGAGTGCCTGGCGTGACTCACCTGTGGTTAAGTCTTGCCATGTAACAACATCACCGTTTTGTTCGACAGATTCCAACTGAGTGATTCTGTCAAATGCTCGTCCGTCATACCCTGTTAACACATTGTATTTGTCTGTCTCTACATCATAACAATAGACAGGAAACTTAATAACTCTTTGTCGTGGTGTAGCAATATATGCCTTTGCCTGATAGCCCTTCATGATAGGACCTTTAGTTGCGTCAGTACCATCACGATACAAGATAAACTTGTAGGCTAAATACTCCTGTGCTTCCTGTGGATTAGATGTAGTTACCTCAACTGGCGGTACAGATGCAGAATAAGCAACCACATCATACTCAGTGCCATCAGCAGTAACTGTTTCTAGGGTCATAGACCCATACTCAAACTCTCCACGTGCAATAAGACGCTTAAAGTTTTTAGGTTCTAGTGTGTTATATCTAATGTAACCTGTGGTTAGATAGCCGTTGGTTACTAGTTCTGTGGCTGACTCTAAATAAAGTGCACCACTTGTTGTCTTAAATGCTGTAGTAAATGCAAGTCTATTAGTAGTGCCAAGAAAGGCTACTGCTGTTGTGTAGTGTTCTGCATTTTGCTGTATCTGTAAGTCGTTAGCGTAGGCAAAGCGTAATGGTTCTACTTCTGTTCCTAAATCAAGGCGGATAACTCCGCCATCTAAAGTACCTATGCCTGTTGCTGCCCAAACAAATCTATCTCTACCAGCAAAGTCATAGACTGGCTGAGATGTTTCTACAATCAAAGGACCATAGTTAAGAGAACCATCTTGGTCTGAGACAGTTGCGACTCGAATACCTTTATTAGTTCCAATTACCATGTAACCTAAGTAGTAATACAACTTCGTTACAATTTCACCAGCAGGTAGTTCTGCTGCAACTACTGCAGATGTAAGAGTAGGCATTACACCAGCCGTAGATAACGTATATTTCTGGATAGTAGAATAGATACCAGAATGTCCAGCAGTATAAATAGCAGGACCAGAAGCAGAAATAGATGTATAAATATAATTAGTATTAGGGTTTGTATATACTGCTGTAGGTAGTGCAGATGCTACAGTAGATACTTCATAGACAGAGTTATTAACACACAAAACAATGCGGTCTTTAATAAACTCCATTTCAGCGTACTCAATAACAACTCCAGTAGCAGTAAACATTGGTGACGGAATACTTGTTGTAGCATCAGTTAATGCTTTCTTATACATATGCAGTTTGTTTGCACCACCTGCAACAGCATTTGATACCCAGTAAGCAAAGACACCATCATCACAGATAGCACGGACTGGCTCTGCGCTGCCAGTATTGTAATCAATAAAGTGTGTTACGGTTCCATCAGTAGCAATCTTATCTACATCATACTCATCATGAAGTAACACACCATTATTTCCACTCCATTGAATAGAGCGTAAATGTTGTTGTCTATTTTCATAATTTGTACCTGCAACTGGTCCAGTAACTTCATGTGTGTTAGCCACACTTTTAAGTAGGGTTACTTCCCCTTGCTCAAATACATTTACTCCTTGGCTGTCCGCAAAGCGGTACTGTGCTGGAGAGTTGGCTGGTGCACCTGCTGGGTCAAAGAATGTTATGCCATCTCCGCCATGAAAGGACATCTGACTTCTAATCCACCAGCCAGTGAGCGACTGCTCACCTGGCTCTGTCTGATTATCAAACTGTTCCTTACGAAAAGGTGCGGTTTGGCGGATGTATGGACGAGCATCACTAATCGCATAGATAAACGGCATGCCACCAATAGCAACATCATAGGCTATGTCTGTATTCTGCCAGATAGCAGAGGTGGCAACGACACCAACATCAACAGCAATGGCTCTCGATGCACGACCTTCGGTAATATCACGATTAGCCACTTAGACTCCTTAGTCTTGTTTGTTTTTCATTTGTTCTTTAATGTGCTGCATGCTCCAGTACATAGCGTAATAGTCCATGTCTAATGAAAATCTTTTAATGTGTCTTACTAAAGCACCAGTGTGTGCATGTAATTCTATGCCTGCTTGCTGCATCTTGCGGAAGAATACAATGTCCTCACCTACATACTTATCGCCAACATTTTCTTGCTCGGCAAACATAGACTGGTTAGGAAACTTCTCACGCATCTTAGGAATGATTGACTTGTGCATAAGGACAAAGCCAAAGCCTGCACTATCTACCTTGATAACTTCGTTATCTGGTAGTGGATGTACATGCTGGATAGTGTGTTCATCTACATCAAAAAACAATGCAGGGTATGGCTTAGCCAATGTGCCTTCATTCTCCTTGGAGATAAAGTAAGTGCCGCTAACTACTGGTTTGCCAATCTTGTCAGCAGTATCCCAGAGTTTAGCAACTACCTCCATGTTGACCACAATGTCTGAGTCAATCCATAGAAGCCAGTCAGTTTTAATTTGGTCAGCCCAATAGTCAAACAGAACCTGGCGTTGTCTGCCAATCTGATTGCCTTGCACTCGCATACTATGGGTAAGTTCGATGCCGTTGTTGGAGCACTGTAGTGCTACGCTAACGACACCTTCTGTGAACTTACCGTCAGTATTACCGTTGTCACACCAGCCTATTGCTAGTGTTCCTTTATTTACTTTAGCCATTGCGTCCCCGCTTCTGTTATTCTGTTGGTTCTTCTAGTGCTTGCGCTGCTATGCGTGCTTCCATCATTGCTGTGTTTTCTTGTGCTATACCAATCTCGTATAAGTAGTCAAGAGTTGGTGCAGTAAATGTTGTGCCGTCATAAGATGAATAAAGATGTGGTTTTTCAGAACTGCCTAACCATACATAAGAATCAAAATTATGTTCTGATTTAATAAGGTCGGCAACTTCTACATTTTCTAAGTCAAATACAGCAATAAGTGTTACTCTATTGTTTTTAATAAATGCGTAATGTTTTTCCATTATATCTCCTTATGACCAATATGAAATTAAGCAGTAGCCCGAACCACCAGTTCCACCTGTTGATGTTGTTCCAGCATCGTTTCCAGCACCTGAACCGCCCATACCAGAATTTGCTGGAGCCGATTTCCCATTATAGGAAGCGTTTCTTGCTGCAGGCATACCTCCACCGCCAAAGCCATATAATGATGGACCAGGCATAGGATATGCAACTGAACCATTTTGAGTGCCAATTACTCCAAAAGAAGCACTGCCTCCTGCGCCACCACCTGCACCTGCTGACATATTTGCAGTATTTCCAATTGAGTTACCACCATTTGAGCCACCTACAACAATGCTTTGCATCTGATTTGCGCCAGTAGATACAGATGCAAAACCATTTCCTCCGTAAGCATTGGTTCCTGAGTTTCCACTGTTTCCCTGAGTAGTAGTGCCAGTATCATTTGAAGCACCGCCGCCACCGCCGCCTGCAGTTAACAATGAACCAAAAGAAGAATTAGAGCCGTTGCTTCCGTTACCAGCATTGCCACCAGCACCGCCTGCTCCAACAACAACCGAGTAAGAAGTTCCTGGGGATACGGTTAAATATTTTTTAACAACTTGTCCACCACCACCACCTCCGCCAGCGCCGCTAGCAGTAGCGGTTCCACCACCACCTGCACCACCTGCAACAAGCAAACATTCAATTGTTGTTACGCCAGTAGGTGCGGTCCAAGATGTAGTGCCAGATGTAAACTCTTGAAATTTTTGCGTTAGTCCGCCGCCAGCGGCTACTAATGAGGATACAGCCATTATGCAATCTCGCTTCCAAATGCAGAAAACGTTAGGTCAGCAGTTGATGCATAAACTGTAATGACATCAGTGTCGCCTAGCGTTACGCCAATAGTAATAAATGTGCTGTTGTTTGCAGTCACTGCTGAATCGTATGCAATGTAGTGTGATGTAGCAAGTGATGCTCCGTCAGGGCGAATAGCCACACGGAATGTAGCACTTGAACCTCCACGATTACATACAGCAATAGTTGAAACTACAGCCTGGGTGCTTGATGGCACTGTATATAGTGTCGTTGCTGTTGTTGCACTAGGGGCTGATTGCCCTAGTACTTTATATGTTATTGCCATTTGTTATGCTCCCATTGTCATTAGTGCGAAAGGGCTTGGGTCTGTTTCCAAACTTAATGTGACAGTACCCGATGTACCACCACCTGTTAATCCTGTACCTGCTGTTACGCCTTGAATGTCAGCAGATGCGTTGTCTGCATTTACACGGGCTTTAGTCATTAGTTGGCTCCTCTGGTTGTGGTCCAGCAGCACGTTCAACTTCTGCTGCTAAAACTTCACTAGAAATTTCTGCGTATTCTCCTTCTCCACAACTATTACAAGTTGTAAAAAATGGAGACTCTTCTGCAGCACGCACTTCAATATAATTGTGGCTACACATTGAACATTTGTAATTGTATTTAACTGTCATTTGTTATTCTCCAATATCTTAGTAGTACACAAGAATGCAACCAGCACCGCCAGCGCCGCCAGTGCTGTCACCACCACCACCACCGCCACCACCTGAACCACCGTTACCACCGTTATAGCCAGAACCATTTGCTCCTGCTCCTAAAAATCCAGCACCGCCTCCAGCGCTGCGTGTTGAGGTTCCAGTTCCACCAGAAAATGTTTGAGTTGCACCACCATTGCCAGAGGTTCTTCCACTAAGGTCTGTCGAAGTTCCTCCACCACCTGCAGTAAATCTTCCAGCACCACCATTGCCGCCGTTGTAGCCGCTGTCTCCTTGACCGCCACCGCCGCCAGATAAAAATCCAAAACCGCCTTGACCGCCATTGTTGCCACCACCTCCGCCAGAACCGCCACCGCCAGCAGCATAACCAGTTCCACCTGTTCCGCCGCTGCTTGAACCATTACCAGCAAGAAGATATCCAGCACCAATAGTTCCACTACCGCCACCGCCGCTTGAACCGCCACCACCAGCGCCGCCAAAAACTCCGTTAGCACCGTTACCGTTGCCACCGCCGCCTGCTGCAAGGTTACCAATATATGTTGAACCACCTGAGGAACCTGAAGCACCTGCACCAATTACATAAGAAGTTGTAGTTCCATTGGTTTTAACCCAACCAATTGTAACTCCACCACCGCCACCGCCTCCGTAGTTTCCTCCACCGCCAGCGCCAATAACTACACAGTAAATCCAGTTTACTCCAGCAGGAGTTGTAAGCGTTGTTCCAGATGTGAGTGTTTGTTGAAGAACTAATTTAGTTTGGTCATAGCCTGCTGCTCCAGCAGGAAATACTGAGATACCCATTACGAAATCTCCACTCCGCTGACGTGAAAGTCAACTGCCGTTGTCGATGCACTGCCAGCAATTACCTGTGTTGCAGGAATAACCTGCTTCAAGTCAAAGAATGCAGTTGAGTTAGCAGCAATAGATACGCTACCTAATAGGTCAATAGCATTAATTGTCATTGATGCAGTTACTGCAGATGCTGTTGGGTTGCAAATAACAATATTTGATACCACTGTAGTTGTTGCAGAAGGTACTGTATAGAGTGTTGTGCTTGTTGTTGCTGCTGCTGTACGAGCCAGCACTTTGGTTGTTGTAGCCATTAGTTACTACCTTTCGTTTAGAGTGCGCCCATTAGAAGTAGTGTCAGTTCATCTGTCACACTTCCTGGACCGTTAAGTACTACGTCTGTTAATCCTGAAATTGTTGTGATAGTCACACCAGATGTTACTACTGTTGTGCCTAGTGTAGGTGCTGAGTAGCCTGAGATTGTTGTCCATTCAACTCCATCTGCTTCAGCAGAGTTGGCTGTAAGGACTTGACCGTTGCTACCCACTGCTTGTGCAGCATAAGTGCCTGCAGCAGTACCTACAAGGATTGCTCCTTTTGCTGTGTATGCTGTATTAGGAACTGCTGTAGCCAAATCAAATGCTGTGAATGTAATAATTTCTAGCACATCACCAGCAGATAGCGCTGGAGATAATCCTGTAATACTTGTACCACTTGATGCTGTGTAGTCTTGGGTACGCACAAGAAGCACACCATTAAGGTATACCTGCTCATAACCTACAAGATAGGCAAGAGTCAAACCATTATCATCTGGACCAGACTCTGATGTTTCTCCTCCTGCTGCTGTGTAGCGGTAACGATAGATTGCTGCAGTTGAGGAAATAGAACCCCAAGCAGAACCTGACCAAGCAAACATAGTAGCGCCAGGAGTATTCCAATACAGAGCACCAGTAATAAGAGCGTTGCCATCATTATCCAATGTAGGTGGAGATGACTTAGCACCTAGGTATCTGTCATCAAAATTGTCGTAAGTTGTTGCTGCACTTGTTGCTGAAGTTAAGGCAGATGATGCTGAAGTTGTAGCACTTGCTGCGTCTGCGGCAGCAGATGTTGCACTTGTACTTGCAGATGCTGCAGAAGTTGCGGCAGCAGATGCTGAGTTAGAAGCAGTTGTAGCATAGCCAGCAATAGTCGCAACAGAGTTGGCTGCAGTAGTCGCACTAGCGGCTGCTGAGGTAGCAGAGGTTAATGCACTTGCTGCACTAGTAGAAGCAGATGCTGCACTAGTCGCTGCTGCTGCAGCATCTCCTACAATACTTGCTGCACTTGCTGCAGCACTAGTTGCAGATGTGGCTGCAGCCGTTGCTGATGCACTAGCAGATGCAGCGCTTGTGGCTGCTGCACTTGCAGAGTTAGATGCTGTAGTTGCATACCCTGCAATTGTTGCTACGGAAGCGGCTGCTGTGGTTGCACTGGCTGCTGCAGAAGTCGCTGATGTTGCTGCGGCAGTTGCACTTGTTGCTGAACTAGTTGCACTAGTTGCCGCTGCTGAAGCAGAGGTTGCTGCTGATGTAGCCGAAGTTGCTGCTGCTGTTGCTGAACTTGCTGAGGCTGTAGCAGAAGAAGCAGATGCTATTGCTGATGTTTCAGAACTACCAGCAGAAGTAGCAGCAGATGCAGCACTAGTAGCAGCCGATGCTGCTGAGGTGGCTGCTGCTGTAGCAGAGCCTAAAATGCTATCTACGTAATCCTTAGGAGTAGCAGATGAGGCAGACATTCCTGCCGAAGATAGACCAGTAATAACTGGTGAACCTGAAATAGTTGGGCTAGTTAAAGTCTTGTTTGTTAAAGTCTGTACTGCAGTAGCAACTACTATAGTGCCTGTCGTATTAGGCATAGTCAGTGTGTTGTCCTGTGTAGGGTCAACTACAGTTAGGGTAGTTTCATAGGCATCAGCAGTAGCACCCTCAAAGACAATGCTTGCATCTACTCCAGCACCCGAGATACTAGGGTTGGTGATTGTAGGGCTTGTAAGCGTTTTGTTGGTTAGAGTCTGAGTATCTGTAGTACCTACCACAGCCCCTGTAGCCCCGTGTACGCCTGTTGTAGACTCAATGTGGACATTAGCCTCACGATAGTCACGGCCAATAGCCATGTGGCGAACTACTGCACCAGCAGAGTGAGCCTGTGCAGATGAGCCATCTATAGCACGGGTAATAGTAAAGGTGTTGGTTGATACCGCCGTGGCATCTACAATTTCTTCAAGGGCTGTATCTGGGTCAATAACTAAAGTAAAGGTTGTGCCACCTGCAATGGTTGCACCACCAAGAAGAGAAGGTCCAGACTGAACAACAATCGCAGTTGCACCAGCAGTAACCGCGCTAGTCAGCGTTGATTGCTGGGAGCGTGAGGAGTAATTTCTAGTTGTCATTTATATTCCTATCGGCTGTAGTGAACTCGTGTTGGGTACTGAGTTAATTGCTTTTGCTTTTCTTCATTAAGACGCTGTTGGTATAGTCCAAAGATTTGTCGTACTGCTGTATTGGATGCACCAAATGGACGCTTAGTATCAATCTCGTCAGCCTGTGGGCTGTACTGAGCAGCACGGGCTGGGTCAAGGTATGACAACAGTCTGTAGGCTGCGCCTAGAATAACTACATCTTTAACTGTATTTGATAAACCAGTCTGTGTAGAAAAGTCTTGTGAGTTGCTTGTAAAAGGTGCTGGATGTGTAGCATACATAGCCTTAACAGTTCTACCAGGAATAATAACATCCTGAATAGTAACAGTCTGAGAACCGCCACCCCATGTGGCGACATCTGCAAACGGGTCAAATGACCAACGCTTAATTCTAATCCATTCTTTTGTTGGCCCGATATCCTGCCATGACATTGTAAGAATGTTTTCTATGTCTAAGTCTTGAAACTCGTATGTTGTTACTGCTGCATTGTAAACAAACGATGTCTGCTTAACTGCATAGATAGCAGTTCCAACTGCCTCAATAGTATCGTTGATAGCCTTCTTAATAACATAGCGCGGGAAAATAGGTGAGATAGTAACCTTTACATCCGCAGCATGGGTAGCAGCATCTGTTCCCAGATAGCCTCGCCCATAAGGGGCGACTGTTGCTGTATTGCCAACGCGGTCAAATGAATCAATCCACATTAACTCTTCATCAATTTCAACAATACCTTTACCTACATTGCTAGTGTCTCCAAGAGACAAAATTGTAGGTGCAGTACTTGGTGAGGTTAATGTACTAACTGCAGTTCTAAGATAGGTAGAACGGTCTTGCTGGTATGTGTAACCTGATAGATTGATAAGTACCTCATCAATCATCTGTGTTAATGTTGTTGTCACAGGTCTATGCTCCTTAATGCAACTATCGCTGATAGTCCAGTAGTTCCTGCTAATTCATTACAGATAGCATTAAGCATCTTATAATCATCAGGTTGGCGATTTGCATCAGCCTTAATGTTTAGTGCAGCAATAACACCTAGGCCAGTAGTTTCAGCATAGTTATTTGCCGCACCTTGTTCGGATTGATAAGCATCTGGTGTCGGATATGTTCCAGCATTTGCAAGACGATTCAACTCGTCAGCAAGTGTGCTACCTGCTACTCCTGTTGCCATTATCTAAACCTCGCTGCTTTCTTTGCTATTGACTTTGGTTGCTTTACAAACTGCTTGCCTTTTCTATTGCCAGCAGCCTTTGCTTTATTAGTCGCTGCTTTTTCAGCAGGGCTTAATGCAGCCCATGCTTTGGCAGGTAGGTATCGCTTTTTACCCTTAGATGGCTTACCATCTGAGGTCTTCCACTTTTCGCCAGTCCACTTTTTAAGTGACTGTTGAGATTTAGCAAGTGCCATTACTTGTAACCTCCGCCTGCTTTTTTGTATTCAACTGCTAATAGTTGTGCCTTACGGGCTGACCATTCACCAGGGTCTCCACCTCTTGAACCAGCCTTAATCTTTTTAAACAACGAAGCACGCATACCTGGCTTTGTATAGTTACCAGCAGCATTAACTTTAGATTTAGTTTTTTTCTTTGCTACCATTTAACTTTATCCGCCCAGTAAGCCGCAGACATTTTGCCTTTGGCAATGTTCTTTGCATGACGTGCCTTGAATGATGCTTGACGCTTTGTAGGCTGCCTGTCACCAGTCACACCCTGCTGACCAAAACGAATAGTTTTAACCTTAGTACCTTCTTTGGCCACAACAACGTGTGACTTTTTTGGGTGGTTAGGTGTGCGCTTAGGCTTGTTAAAGCCTGACACTCCTGCTCGCTTTAGTCTAGGGTCTGCCATTTTTACTCTGTTCCTCTTCCGCCCTGCCAGCCAGGAATCTTTGTAATATCACCTTTATACTTAATTAGTAATTCTTCAAACTTTGTAAGTTTGCGCGGCTTAATACGTGTTTGAATATCTCTGACTTCTGCTGGTGTTTTGCTTTTAGGTGTACTTGTTGGTTTAGGAGTCTTTGGCATTTACTTCTTCTTGCCCATCTTCTTCATGACCATCTTCTTTGCAGTCTTCTTAACAGCCTTCTTCTTCATACCTTTTCTCATCTCCATCATCTTTTCAGACTTGGATTCCATCTTCTCACCTGCTGCATAAGCCTTAGCAGCCTTCTTACCTGCTGGTGTATATGGAAACTTCTTATCTCCGACCATTGGCATTATATTTGTCCTATCTCTTTCATTACTGCTACGGTTGATTTGTTTACTTTGTTTGCATCAGGCATGGTGTTCGAGTTGTATGGTCTACCTAATACTTCGGAAGCCTTTTCGGCTTCACGAATCTTTTGCATTGATGTACCGCCAGGTTGTATACCCTGTGCTCTAGCCTCATTGTAAGCACTTAGTTCTTGGTTAAATGCTTTTTGTGGCCTTTGACGACGAGAGTCAGCATCACCTGTACCTAGTTCAAGGGTCATAACCTTGCACCCAAAACATCCTTCTACATATTCAGGATGTGTTTGTATCTGATGTAAACTCATAGTTCTGTAAAGTTTGCTTCCGTTACTCCTACGCCACCAGCAATAAGTGCTGCTTTAGTAGCATCATCTACTGTGTGGGCATAGCCACCACGATAGACAACTGGATACTCAGGTAAATCAGAATCAAGTGGATAACGAATTTGTTGGTACTGTCCATTAGTATTTAATACAATAGATATACCACGGTCTAACTTGTAAAACTCAAACAGTCTATGCATACCTGCAGGACCTTCTTCAACTGTTGGTGTTTTAAATGACCAGTTAGACATTCATCCTCCTTTAGTGGACTCACCATAAGGCTGGGTTGCCCCAGCCCTACAGTCAATTAACTACTACTTAGCAGCGATTGATGAACCTGATGTGATTCGGAATAGAGCCTCATCACGGTAAACTGCAAAGCCGAGTACGCCGTACCAACCCATTGGGCGGAAACGCATCAACTTATCAGTTACGTTACCAATAACTACATGTGGCTCTTCCGCAACGGCTTCTGCCATTGCCTGTGCACCACAAACAATTGTGTCAAAGACACGTGTTACTGGAGTTACTGTAACTGTTGTTGTTGCTGTAACTGCTGCTGTATTAGCAGTATCTACAGTGATTGTTGTTGTTGAACCTGATGTTGCAAGTGCTGTAATCTTAGCACCTGAAGCAATACCAGTTCCTGCAATCTTATCGCCAACTTCAGCGCGAGATGCGATAACAGATGATGAAGCAACGCCGAATGTAAATCCTGCTGATGTTCCTGCAACTGTTACTGCTGTTGTTGTCAATGCTGTCTGGTCTGCACCTGTCTTAGCATTGAACAAACGTGATGACTCTACGAAGAACGCGCCTTCGTACTCACCGATTTCTCCAGCCCAAATCTTGCTTGCTTCTGAAGCAGACTGTGACTGTGGGTAGCGCCATCCTAGGTCGCCTGTCTCAGCACGAAGGTCGTGTGAAACTTCTGGGTGAATACCTGTCCAGTATGCATTTCCACGACGGCCCTTAGCCTTGTTAGAACGCAACTTAGCAACAGCGCGACGAAGGTCTGCTGAGTCTAGTGTATCTGCTGCATCAATTGTTGCAGTTGATGTTGCGTTACCTGCAAAGATGTTGTTTGAACCTGAGCGTAGAGTTGTCATTGCAACCTTGTCAATAGAATCTGCAAGGTTATATGCAATGATGTTAGCAATTGCTGGGTCTACATCTGCAAGTGAGAAGAGTTCCAATGCGCGAGTTACTAGAACTGCGTTACCGTACTCATTAAGTGTCACTGTGACAGAGGTTGGTGTTGTCAGTGCTACTGCATCTGGGTCAACTGTCTCTGTTAGTGTTCCTGTTACTGCATCAAGGTCAACGTACTTCTGTAGAACTACTGTTGAACCTGGAATTGCTTGACGTGCGGGGCGCTTATCTGCGACAGAACGAATTAGGGGTTCTGAACGGAGAGCGAACTCGAGAAGGCGGTCATACGCCTTTTGTACGAGACCAGCGCCGCCTACTGTACCGCCGAACGAACCGCTCGAGGTATCTGTATATGCGTTTGCCATGTTTTTTAGTCTCCTTGACTATGAACGGATATTATTGTTGTGATTGAAGAAAAGCAATAAAATCTTCAGCGCTCTCAAAATTGCCATTTAGTCGAGCGTTCATATCATTTGCTTTATCTGGCGAAATACCCTGCTGCGTCACAATATCTT